TCACTTTATATTTTCGGGTACTGCTGGAACAGGAAAAACTACATTAGCTAAACTGATTGTAAATAATATTAAATGTGATTACATTTATTTAAATGCTAGTGATGAAAATGGTATTGATATGATTAGAGAGAAGGTAAAGGGATTTGCCTCTGCTGCATCATTTCAACCAATTAAAGTAGTAATACTAGATGAAGCGGATTTTCTAACACAACCTGCTCAAGCAGCATTACGTAATATTATTGAGGAATATTCAGCATCAACACGATTTGTATTAACTTGTAACTATATTGAACGCTTAATTGAACCGTTAACATCTCGTTGTGAAATCCATATATTAAAACCACCTTCAATGGGTGAGGTTGCTAAACATGTTTGTACTAATATTCTTGATATTGAGAGTGTAAAATACGATATTAAAGAAGTAGCAGCATTGATTAAAGATTCATATCCTGATATTCGTTCAATCATTAAAAATCTACAAGCTGGAACTAAAGACAATCAATTTAAATATACTATATCAAGTGTTGAATGGTTAAATCATTTAACTACTATATTAGCAAGTAGAGATCAAAAAGCATGGTATTCAATTAGACAATTAGTAGCTGATTCTCAAGTAGATGATTTTCAAACAGCATATCGCTTTTTATTTGATAATTTAGAAAAATATTCATATGGACATGATGCTGAAATCTCAGTAGTATTAGATGATTTTATTTGGAGAGCAGGTGTTGTGCCTGATAAAGAAATAAATTTTAGTGCTGCTATAGCAAAAATATTAGAATTAAATAAGAAACAAGTATTAAATGGATAATTTAACTTTAACTGAATTAATAACATTAAAGTCTATGTTTGAAAATGAATTAGATAAATCTGAAAGATTTGCTGCAGCAGAACGTGGTCGTAGTTATGAAGAATATAATAAAAGATATATTATTTATAAGAATAATATATATCATGAAAAATTAAAAAGAATAAATAATCAAATCAAATTAATAATGGAATCATTCTAAAAAATAAAAATGGAACAACAACTAAACATTAGTCTAGATAAAACTACTGCAGCATCGTGTGATGAATGTCAAAACGAAGTATTCCAAGAAGGGATAATATTACGTAAAGCATCAAGATTCCTAACAGGAACAGCTCAAGATGCTGTTATCCCTATCCCCGTATTTATGTGCTCTAAATGTGGTCATGTAAATGTTGAATTTTTACCTAAAAATTTACCTAAATAATCATGATAACTACAGTTATAACTCTTTTAACACTATGTGTTGGTCTTGTTTTTATATTTATAATTTCTATTGAAAATCTTAATAAAGATATTAAAAAAATAGAAGAAAAGTATAAAAATGAAATGGATATTATTAACCATAGATTTAATACTGTTTATGATCATGAGGGAAAATATAATGTAAAATTTTTTAAATTAGAAGAAAAAAATACATTATTAGAAAAACGTATTTCTAAATTAGAAAAAGAAATACTACAATTAAAAAGTGGAGATAATTCCAGATTCTATTAATATATTAACAATATGAATATTTTCGATCACTTAAAAAATATTACAATAACTAAAGGTCATTATTTAGGGGAGGAAGGTTGGAATAATTGGATGATTAACCGCTTCCTCTCAATGAATCAAGACTATATTGAAGTTGTAAATATAGTACAGAAAAACACTTGGCAAATGAAAGGGGAATATCTATATAATCTATATAAAGATATAATCCCAAAACAATATGTGTATTTAAAATATATTAAGTCAAATACTAAACAAGAATATAGTATAGAGGAAATAGAAGCAGTACAACAATATTTTGAAGTATCTAAAAAAGAGGCTAAAGAATATATTGATATGTTACCTAAAGAAGAATTAATAGAAATAACACAAAAAATAAATGGAAAATAAATTTATATGGGGTATATTAATAGTTCCGGATATTATAAACAATTTGAAATAGAATTAAAACACCATATGGAAAATAAAAAACATGATCCTGTATTAGATTTTGAAATCGAATACCCTGAATTAGCTGAAGGATTTAAAGTAATACAAAAAGAACAATATGAATTATTTGCTAAAAAGATGTTATCCTATGGTTTAGGTAATATTGCTATGGGATCTAATTTAGAAACTAAAGAAGATGTTAATTTATCTTTAACAGCAATTTGGATCCGCTCAATGGATAAAATGCAACGTTTAAAACAATTAATATTGTTAAATAAAAATAATTCATTAGATAATGAACCTGTAGAGGATGCTTATGTAGACCTATCTAATTATTCAATTATTGCTCTGCTTGTTAAAGCAGGTAAATGGAAAAAATAATATAATGGCTAAAAATACTCCCTTAACGGATGTTGAGCTTAAAATTCTATATCACAAACCACCAGAATTAAATTATGCTTACCAAAAAGCAATATCTTATTCTCAATTTTCAGTATACGCTACTTGCAATCACCAGTGGTACAATAGCTATGTATTGAATTTAAATCCCTATTCTAATAGCATCCACACATTGTTTGGAACTGCTATGCATGAGACATTACAAAACTATTTAAATGTAATGTTTGATCAATCTGCAGTATATGCTGATCACACAATTAATTTAGAAGAATGGTTTCAGAATAAGTTTATTGAACTATATCAATCCCATTACGATAAAACAAAAGAACATATATCAGATGCTGTTCAAATGAGAGAATTCTTTGAGGATGGTAAAGCAATTTTAGAATGGTTTAAAAAAAAACGTATTAAATATTTTTCAAAAAAAGGATGTAAATTAGTAGGTATTGAATTACCATTATTAGTCAACGTTTCAAACAATATTTTCCTAAAGGGATTCATCGATATTGTAATATATGATGTTGATTTAGATAAAATTTATATATACGATATAAAAACATCTACTCGTGGGTGGTCCGATAGAGAAAAGAAAGATGAATTAAAAGTAGCTCAAATATTACTATATAAGGAATTCTTTGCTAAACAATATAATATTGATGTTGAAAAAATTGAAGTTGAATTTTTTATTGTTAAGCGTAAAATATTCAAAACTGATGATTTTGTTATTCCTCGAATACAACAATTTAAACCAGCAAGTGGTAAAAGTAAGAGAAGAAAAGCTGTTGATAAATTAGAATTATTTGCTCAAGACTGTTTTGATTCGCTTGGAAAACCAATAGAAAAGCAATATATTAAAAATGTAGGAGAAAAATCATGTAAATGGTGTCCATATGCTAATACTATTCATTGTGATCAAATTGCATCTTCTTAAGTTTGTATATATTTATATATAGTAATTAAATTAAAATATATAAATTATGGCAAAGCAACAATTAACAAGTGTAAAAGTACCTGAAGATTTATTTGAAGAATTCAAAATATCTTGTGTTAAACACAAATTTAGTATCCAAAAACTAACAGAAAGATGTATGTATCTGTATTTAACTAATGAAGAATTTAGAATAAACATTCATAATCAACTAGACACACAACTACTAAAACAAGAATAAAAATTAAATAACGTTATGAATAAAGAAGGTTATATTCCTAGAGAAGAACGAAAGAAAATCCTATTAATGTGTGATGATATCAGAATGACATCTGGTGTATCTACTATGGCTCGTGAAATAGTAATAGGTACTGCTCATCGATTTAATTGGGTAAATATGGGGGGTGCTATTCAACACCCTGATCAAGGTAAACGATTTGATTTAAACGATGATACTAATAAACAAACAGGTCTTACAGACACTAGTGTTTATTTATATCCTCTTAATGGTTATGGAGATCCTACTATTTTAAAACAAATAATGGATATAGAAAAACCAGATGTAATCTTAATATTTACAGACCCAAGATATTGGATATGGCTATTTCAGATGGAACATGAAATTAGAAAAACAATTCCATTAATTTATCTTAATATATGGGATGATCTTCCCTATCCAATGTATAATAAACCATATTATGAATCATGTGATGGGTTATTAGCTATATCAAAACAAACAGAAAACATTAATCGTGTTGTATTAGGTGATAAAGCAAAAAATAAAACAATCAAATATGTTCCTCATGGAATTAATGAAGATCAATTTTATCCCATCACATCAGATCAACCAGAATATCTAGCATTACAAGAATTCAAAAAATCATTATATAGTGGTAAAGAATATGATTTCTCTCTATTATATAATGCTCGTAACATTAGACGTAAATGTGTTCCCGATTTAATGTTAGCATGGAAAATATTTGTTGATCAATTACCTGAAGATAAAGCAGAAAAATGTGCATTAGTATTACACACTCAAATAGTTGATGAAAATGGTACAGATTTAAATGCTGTTAAAGATATGTTATTTGGATATAATACAAAATATAATATTATATTTGATCAAAATAGATATCCAACACAACTAATGAATTTACTTTATAATGCTACAGATGGTTGTGCTTTAATTAGTTCAAACGAAGGTTGGGGATTATCATTAACTGAAGCAATGATGTGTGGTAAACCAATTATTGCTACTGTAACTGGTGGAATGCAAGACCAAATTGGATTTAGAGATGAAAATGATCAGTTAATTAAGTTTACTGAAGAATTCGGATCAAATCACAGAGGTAAATATAAAGATCATGGATCTTGGGCTTTACCTGTATTTCCAAGTAATATTAGTATTGTTGGTTCAGTCCCAACTCCTTATATATTTGATGATAGAGCATCTTCTGAAGATATTGCTACTCAAATAAATGAACTTTATAAGAGAAAAACACTTCATCCTGAGGTATATAATGTAATGTGTGATGAGGCTCGTAAATGGGTTACTTCAGATGAATCTATGCAATCCTCTAGATGGATGTCTAAAAATATGATAGATGGAATTGAGGAAACACTAAATAAATTCCAACCAAGACAATCATTTGAACTAATTAAAGTAGAAACCCCTAATCAACCATTACATTACGTTAATACTGTTATATCAAAATAAATATGAAACCATTATTAGTTATAAGTTGTCCTCTTGATACATTTTCTGGCTATGGTGCTAGAGCAAGAGATATAGTTAAAGTATTATTAAAATCTGAAAAATATGAAGTTAAAATATTATCCCAACGTTGGGGAAATACTCCATTTGGATTTTTAAAATCAGACAATCCAGAGCATAAACAAATGTTAGATTGTATATTGAATTCTCCCCAACTACCAAAACAACCAGATGTATGGATTCAATTAACCGTTCCAAATGAGTTTCAAAAACTTGGAAAATTCAATATTGGTATGACTGCTGGAATTGAAACTACAGTTTGTGATGCCTCTTGGATTGAAGGATTAAATAGAATGGATTTAAATTTAGTATCATCTAATCATGCTAAAACAGTATTCCAACAATCTAGATTTGAAAAACGTAATTCTGAAACAAAACAAATTGAAAGTATAGTTGAACTAACTTCTCCTATAGAAGTATTATTTGAAGGAGTTAATACTGACATCTATAAGAAAATTGAAGAATTTCAATCTAAAGATCTATTTGATCAATTAAATAATATTGAAGAGAAATTTAATTATTTATTTGTTGGACATTGGCTTCAAGGTGAAATTGGTCAAGATAGAAAAGATGTTGGAATGTTAATTAAGACATTTCTAGAAACATTTAAAGGTAAAGCTACTAAACCTGGATTAATAGTAAAGACACAATCAGCTACTTCTTCAATTATGGATAGAAATGAAATGCTATCTAAAATACAAGCAATACGAGTTGCTGTTGGAGGAGATGATTTACCTAATGTTTATTTATTGCATGGTGAATTTACAGATGAAGAAATAAATGAATTATATAACCATTCTAAAGTAAAAGCATTTGTATCATTTACTAAAGGTGAAGGTTATGGTCGTCCCTTATTAGAATCAACTATCTCACAAAAACCAGTTATTGCTTCTAATTGGAGTGGTCATTTAGATTATTTATCTCCTAATATGTCTATATTACTACCAGGAACTGTAAATCAAATCCATCCTAGTGCTGTAGTAAAAAATATGTTATTAGCAGAATCAGGATGGTTTACTGTTGATTATAAACAAGCATCTATTATATTAAAAGATGTTTATAATAACTATAAGAAATATATTGATAAAGCAAAGAAACAATCGTATCGTTCCCGTACAGAATTTAATTTAGATAAAATGGGAGAATTATTGATTAATATATTGGATAAAAATGTTCCAAAACCCATAGAATTAAAATTACCAACTCTTAAAAAAATAGGATAATGACTGAAAAAATAGTAAATTGTAAAAGATGTGGATCTAATGCCTGCTCTGAAATGTCAGATGATAAAATAACTATATGGGTATGTATGGGATGTGGTTTTACTACTAATACATTTATGAATTTAGATAATACTCCTAAAGCAGAAGATGTAATGCCTAACTTATATAAAGATTTAAAATTTACTGACGATACTGGATTGAATTGGTACCCGAATTCCGTAACATTAGACGATAAATCAATGGTGTTTGCTGATGGTACATCAGTAGATGACTGGAAATGGGCCGCTGTTAAATCAATTGAAATAACGGATGAAGAAAAGGAAAAATTCCCTAATTCTACCCATAGAGCTGATATGAGTACTATACAATATTTTGAAGAGAAAGACTTTATGGAAGCACTAGATTATGTAGGGTATTTTAATAAAAAATAAAATATGAAAATTAGTTATGCAATTACTATAAGTTCAGAAATAAATGAACCTATTGATTTAATTCATTTTATTCATAAACATAAACAATCTCAAGATGAAATATGTGTATTGTTAGATAAACCTAAAGTTCATCATTGGACATTAGATCAATTATATCGCTTTTCTTTTTTAAATTGGATTGTATTAAAAGAATCAACATTTAATAATGATTTTTCTGAATGGAAAAATAAGTTAAACACAATGTGTACTGGAGATTATATCTTTAATATTGATGCTGATGAATTACCTTCCGAAAATCTTATAAATAATATTCATGAATTGATTAAAATAAATCCTGAAGTAAAAGCATATGCTTTACCAAGAGTAAATACTGTAGAAGGATTAACTCAAGAACATATTCAGAAATGGGGATGGAGAGTGGATGATGAAAATAGAATAAATTATCCTGATTATCAAGTTCGAATTTATAAGAATATTCCTGAAATATGTTGGGAAGGTAAAGTGCATGAGACTTTGAATATCAAAAAAGAGGTCGTATCTTTGCCATATGGTACTGAGGATTGGGTTTTGTATCATCCTAAACAAATTGAACGACAAGAAAAACAAAATAACTATTATAGTACATTGTAATGAATTTTATATCTACAAATCATCAAGGTGGGATTGGAAATGTTATGTTCAAGCTAGCAGCTGCAATAAGTTTAGCATTAGATAATGATATAGATTATATATTTTCTAATGAATTCATACGACCTGCGGATATAGTTGCAACTAAAGGTTATAATGATTATCGAGTATATTATGATAATATATTACGAAATATTCAGTTTATTGATAATTTACCAATAAATTATAATATATTTAATCAGTCCGGATTCCATTATGATCCAATAACATATGAACCTGGATCAAATTTATTAATATGTGGTCATTATCAGAGTGAAAAATATTTTAAAAATAATAAACAGTATATATGCGATTTATTTAAGCCAACTAATAAAATTAAGGAATTAATAACATCTACATATTTTGATGTTACAAATTTAGTTTCTATACATGTTAGGAGAGGTGATTATTTACAATATCCAGATCATCATCCACAACAAACTATTGAATATTATAAAACCGCAGCTAAAATAATTGGTTTAGATAAAGAATATATAATTTTTAGCGATGATCTACTAGGTTGCGCTAATATGTTTGATTTCTTACCGAATAAACAATTTTTTACTACTAACGTTGATTGGATAGATTTATATATAATGAGTTTATGTAGTGATAATATAATATGCAATAGTAGTTTTAGTTGGTGGGCTGCATATTTAAATGAATCAAATAATAAACAAGTAATAGCTCCAAAAAGATGGTTTGGACCTGCATACTTAGATTACAATACATCAGATTTATTTCCAATTGATTGGATAACATTAGATGTTTAATTAAATTTTAAAAATTATGGAAAAGATATATTCAAATGTAGAAGAAGGAAAATTATTACATATAATCAATAGATTGTATGAAATAGAAAAAAGACAAGAAATCATACCAGAAGATAACTTTATTCAATGTGCTACACTTAAAATGTCTAAGGGAACAACATTTAAACCACACAAACATATAACAAAAGAAAGACATTATGAATTACAAATCGCTCAAGAATCTTGGATTGTAATTAAAGGTAGTGTTAAATGTATTTTTTATGATATCGATGATACTATAATATCAACACCAATATTAAAAGCTGGTGATGCTAGTTTTACTTTATATGGTGGACACACATATGAAATACTAGAAGAAGATACAATCGTATATGAATATAAAACTGGTCCATATGAAGGACAGGCATTAGATAAAACATTTTTATAATGAATAAATTAACATTAAGTCCACAAGAACTTAATCGATGGTTTGCTGACAAAGGCGATTATACTTATAATATAAGTTATGATTTAACTGAAGAATCTATTATAATGGATTTAGGTGGTTATACTGGAGTATGGGCACAACAAATGATTGATAAATACAATCCATATGTCTATATTTTAGAACCAGTACCTAGTTTTTATAACGATATGGTTTCTAAATTTAAGGATAATCCTAAAGTTAAATTATTAAATGTTGGTGTTAATTCAAATGACAAAGATGGAAATATATTCCTAAGTGCTGATGGTACATCATCAAATCTAATTAATGATGAATCGATACAAGTTAAATTTAATACAATCGATACAGTATTAAGTATATTTAAATTAAATAGTGTTGACTTATTACAAGTAAATATAGAAGGGGATGAATACCCACTATTAGAAAATATGTTACAAACTGGCTCTATAAATAAATTTAAAAATATTCAAATTCAATTTCATTTAGGGATTAAAAATGATATCGAACGCCGAGATAAAATCAGAGAGGGGTTAATTAAAAATGGTTTTAAAATTAATTTTGATTATCCATTTGTTTGGGAATCATGGTATTTAATAAAATAAATTTATAAAATATATGCTTACAATTATCAATAAAGATGTATATATAGATACAGATGTATTAATCAAACAAGATAATATTATTGAAGGTTCTCATGTAGCGATAGATAAAGGTTTTTATTGTACTACTAATATATCAATTGGTAATTATATTCATATTGGCCCATATGTTACAATTATTGGTGGTAAAGAAGCTAATTTTATTGCTAAAGGATTTAATAACATAATGGCTGGTGCTAGGATCGTATGTGGTTCAGATAGATTTGATGATTCTGGATTATTTGGCGCTATGATACCAAAAGAGTATAAAGGTACTCAAATTATAGAACCAATAATAATGGATGAGTTTTCTAATATCGGTACTAATGCAATAGTCCTCCCAGGATCTAGATTAAGAAAGGGAGTACTTCTAACAGCTGGTAGTTTGTTAATAGGAGATACAGAAGAGTGGGGAGTATATAAAGGAAACCCAGCAATACTTGTAAAGAAAATAGACAATTATAAAATAATTAAAAACGCAAAAAAATTAGGTTATGAGCTTTAATATAATAAATAAATTTGAAAAACAAATTGCTGAATTCTACGGAGCTCCATATGCTATAGCAGTTGATAGTTGTACACATGGTGTTGAACTAGCACTTCGATATACAAATACAGACTATATACGAGTACCGAAGCATACCTATTTATCGATACCATTTCTAGCCGATAAATTAAATATAGACTTATTTTGGAAAGATGAAAATTGGATAGATTATTATTATGTAACAGATAACGTAATTGACGCAGCAGTACTTTGGAAACCAAATAGTTATATTCCTGGTACATTAATGGGAGTTAGTTTTCAATTTCAAAAACATCTATCATTAGGTCGAGGCGGCATACTTTTAACTGATGATAAAGAAGCTGCAATTAAAATAAAAAAAATGTCATATGATGGAAGACACCCAGATCATCCATGGCGAGATCAAGATATTGATACTATAGGATATCACTATTATATGACACCTGAGACTGCACAACTAGGTCTAGATAAACTACCATCAGCAATAAACAATACACCTAGGCAGTGGGTTGTAACCGATTGGCCAGATTTAACACAAATGAAAATATTTAAAAAATTATGATAAAAAAAGCATTTATTACAGGTATAGGAGGTCAAGACGGATCTTATCTAACAGAATATCTATTAGATCTAGGATATGAAGTTCATGGTATTATTCGAAGAAATTCAACACCAGAACATCAGCAATCTAGACTAGATAATATAAGAGGAAATATTCATGTATATTATGGAGACTTGTTAGATCAATCGAGTATAGAACATTTATTAGATAAAATTCAACCAGACGAAATATACAATATTGCAGCACAAAGTCATGTACGTATTAGTTATGATATACCTCAATTTACTGCACAGACAAATGCTATAGGAGTATTAAATGTATTAGAGGCTTATAGACGTTCTTGTCCTACAGCTAAATTTTATCAAGCTAGTAGTTCAGAGATGTTTGGTAGCTCAGTAGATGATGATGGATATCAAAGAGAGTCTACTCCAATGACTCCAGTATCACCTTACGGATGTACAAAAGTATTTGGATACAATATTGTAAGAAACTACCGTAATGCTTATAAGTTACATGCATCAAACGGTATCTTATTTAATCATGAATCACCTAGAAGAGGTTCTAATTTTGTAACTAATAAGGTAGTTAAGTCTGCTGTAGAGATCTACTTAGGACAAAGAAAAGATTTAGTATTAGGTAACTTAGATGCTTATAGAGATTGGGGTCACTCAAAGGACTATGTAAGAGCAATGCATTTAATATTACAACAGCCTCAAGCAGGTGATTGGGTAGTAGCTACAGGAGAGACTAGATCAGTAAGAGATATGTGTGAGTATGTATTTAATAAGTTAAATATGGATTATAAAGAGTTTGTTAAACAGGATGATAAGTTTTTAAGACCAGAGGAGCTTTCATATTTAAAAGGAGATCCGTCTAGAATTAAAGCTTTAGGATGGTCTCCAACATATACATTTGAAAGTATGATGGATGAAATGATTGACAGTTGGTTAACTATATACAAATAAAAAGATTCAAATGATACAAGCATACATAATAAATCTAGATAATCGTACAGATTTAAAATCACATATATTAACTGAGATAACAAAATTACCTCAAGTATCATATGAAATTGTATCTGCTATACGAGATGAATCAAAAACATGTTTCTTATCCCATTTAAAATGTATACAACGAGCAAAAGATAATAATTTACCACATGTATTAATTCTAGAAGATGATGCGATATTTACTGAAGATTGTATAGAAATATTTAATAGAGCATTAACTGAAGTTCAAACTAGACAATGGGATATGTTATATCTAGGAGCTAATTTAAATTCAAATGCATACAATATCACCCCAACATTAGTTAAATTATCAGGTGCTTATACAACACATGCATATATAGTTCATGAACAATTCTATGATACTATTTTAAATTTACAACTCGATGTTGAAATAGATGTATGTTATACTAAATTAATGCCTGGTAATAACATATATATGTGTGATCCTATGATTGCATATCAATTACCATCGTATTCTGATTTACAAGACGGATTTCGAGATTATAATGGAGCAATGTTTGCAAATTATTTAAAATATAAGTTATGAAAATACTTTTAGGATGTTTAAATGTTAATGGGTTAGGGGGTAGTGAATTATATCACTATGAATTAGCTAAAGAATTATATAATAATGATATAGACATTACATTATTTACTTTAAGAGAAATTGATGATAAAGATCAAATAAGAATAAAACTTAATGATATTGGTATTAAACAAATTAGTTCTAAAAATATAAATAATAAAGAACAATTTGATATTATAGTAGCAAGTCAGCCTCAAGTAAATGATTTTCTTCTTAATATATATCCTAATACTCCTATTATTAGTATAATCCATTCAGAAATTAGATCTGAAGATCCAATATTAGATCCAAGAATATCTCATTACATCGGTATAAGACAACCAATTGTAGATATGTTAATTAATGAATACAACATTGATTCAAATAAAGTATCATTAATATACAATCCTGTTGATACTAGTAGATTTAATTTAGATAACCGTGTATCTTACGAAAAAACCACAGGTATATTTGTGGGTGAAGTATTAGATAATATTAGATTTGAAGCTATATCTCATTTAGTAAATCACTGTATTGAAAATGATTGGGATTTAATGATAATGAGTGAAAGTAAATATGATTTTAAACATCCCAATATAAAATATATTGATAAACGATGGGATACTGAATTAATAGTTAAAGATGTTGATTTTACAGCTGGAATTTTATTAGGAAGAACTACATTAGAAGGATTATGTTGTGGAGTACCTGGATATGTTTATTATATTAATAAAAATGGTAATGTAACTGGGATTGATTTAATTGAACCCGATAATATTCAACAATTTGATAGTAAATATGTAGCACAACAACATATTGAATTATATAATAAAATAATTAATAAATAATGAATATATCACTTTTAGTAGGTTTAAAAAATAATTTAGACTACAACAAACACTTCTACTCAACAACTAGAGAATTATATCCTGAGGTTGAAATATGTTTTGTAAGTTATGGATCTACAGACGGAACACATGAATGGTTAAATTCATTAAATGATAAAAATGTAAATTATTTCTATTCACCTGAAAATAAAACATTTTCAGATACATTTAATAAAGCTACTAAATTAGCTACTAAAGAATATGTAGCTTATCTTCATAATGATATTGTTTTAGTTCCTGGATTTTTAGAGAATTTAGAAAAACATGTATCTCCAAATAATGTAGTATCTTACACAACAATAGAACCTCCTATATTTGCGGGACATGAACGTCCTGGAAAATTAATTCAAGATTTAGGAACTAATTTAGAAACATTTGATAAAGATAAATTATATCAATTTACTAAGGAAAAACAAATTGAATACAAAGATAAAATAGAACCAGGTATTACATTCTTTATGTGTTTACGTAGAGAAGTACTACTACAAATTGGGGGAATGGATAATTTATTCAATCCTATGTTTTGTGAGGATGATGATTTAATATTAAGACTTAAACTATATGGTTTAAATCAATTTACTTCATTAGATGCTATATGTTATCATTTTGTAAGTAAAACATCAAGATTTTCAGAAGAATATGAAAATAAAACTCAATCAATAGAAGTTAATTCTAATAAAAATTTTATTCGTAAATGGGGTTTTAGAAATTCAATACATAATAAACGTTACAATATTGCTTACGTTGTTGATAAATGTAATTTAAAGATGATGACTTTATTAGAACCATGGTGTGATAGATTATACACTGATAATGAAATAGAAGTATTAGGGTCATATTATTATAGTAATGAGAAGAAAAATACATCTTATAATCTTAAAAAACGTATTCTAACTACAAAATATAATAACCCAATTGGAGAAAATGACATTATAGTAGAATTTGATGGAACTAAATTAACTAATGATTCATTCAATATCCTAACCAATTTATCAGACATTATAACTGAATCAGGAGAAGTTGGTACATTTGAATTAGATATATTTAAAATTACCATTAATCAAATTGAATCAAACACAAAATCATTAATATTTATACCAAAACAATAACAAACATGGCCTTAGAAAATATAAAACCAAAATTAAAAGTAGATATAAATAAAAACGAAACCAAAAAAGGTATCAAAGTACAATTTATATTACCTAATACTGTGGAGGGTGATGAAAAAGCTCAATTAACACAAAAGTTACAAAATAAATTAAATACTGGATTAGCACCGTACAAATTAACGGCTAATACCGATACTGATGTTCCATATGATAATATTATTGGATTTTTAATTAGTATTCAAGACATTAGATTACTGATAAAAAATGCTTTATCAGGTGATACTTCTGAAAAATAGTATAAATTGTTAATTTATGTTAAGACAAGTCCCAATTTTTAGAATAACGTTGGATAATACTGCTACATATCAAGATGTAGAGAGAAATCCGTATATTAGGGAAATAGTAATGAATGAATTAATATGTGCTGTAAAAGATGGATTAAAAAAGAAAAAAAGAGATATATCATTATTTATAATAAATGATAGTGAATATATGGTTAGTTTAGATAAAAAACAATGGAAACCATCTTTAGAATCAGCCTTAACACATTACGAAAATTTAGAAGAATACCATAAATGTTTTGAAATAAAAAATATAATAGATTCGTTATGAAACCAACAAATAGATTGCCAGAAGAAGTAGAGGGTATTAAGCAATCTTTAGAAAATATTCTTAATGCCGATTTTAAAATTAAAAGAAAAAAAAGAACCGAATTAGATATTCAACGAGATTTATTTTTTAAAATAATATTAAGTTTAGAAAAATTAAATATGCGTTCAAATGTATTGAATATTGATTTAGATATAGATTTAACCAAATATGATGAAGTATTTTATGATACGATTGACGATTTGTTATTATTACATTTTGGAAAAACTATTGCTGAAATAGTATTCTTTTATGTTTATGATAGAATAGATCAAGACGGAAATATTATATATTTAAAAGATTCAAATGGAAATCCTGTTATTTTAGATAATGTAAATGATTTATGGCATTTGATTAAAAATATAAAAGAAGTTACAAAAAACCAAAAATAAAGTATATGCCTGCTAAAAAAGAATTATTTAAGGATGATATTCTTAGAGCAATACGTCATACTAAAAGTAATAGAGCTGCTGCCCGTTATTTAGGATGTTCATATCAACATTACAAACCTTACGCTAAGTTATTTAACGATGATGAAACAGGACAAAATCTGTTTGATCTACATAAAAATCAATGTGGTAGAGGTATCCCTAAATTCCTTCCCAATAGACGAAGAGAACCAAATGTTAAAATAATATTTGAAGAGGGTGTTGGTTATGAATCATTCACAACTACAAAAATTAAAACTAGAGGTATTGCTGAGGGTTTCTTAAGAGATGAATGCTCCT